ACATCGTCTGGTATGGGTGGCCGTATGCGTTCGGTAAACCCATACCGCACGTTGTCCAACATGCCGACACAGTTTGGTAGGTCTGTCGGAAGCTCTGGCAAATCTACCTTGTATGGAAAACCAAAACGTGTGAGGCGCAGGTAATGGCAACAGTACGAGTCCGCAAACTAGCTGGCAAAACCAAGTCTGCCAACATGCAACACGCCACATGCCCATGTGCAATGCGAGGATCGAATGGCAAAAAGAGCACCAAAAAAACCAGCCAAGCGTGACGCCTGTTACCACAAGGTGAAGTCTCGCTACACCAAATGGCCCTCGGCTTACGCATCAGGAGCTTTGGTTAAATGCAGAAAAGTTGGTGCAAAGAACTGGGGTAATTCAAAGAAGAAGTAATGGCAGGTGACAGTCTCAAACAATGGTTCGGCAGGAACAACGGTAAAGGATGGATTGACTGCAAGACAGGCAAGCCATGTGGCCGTAAGTCTGCAAAGAAATCTAAGCGGGCATACCCAGCTTGCCGTCCAACCAAAGCACAATGCACGTCTGCGGCTCGGAAAAAAACTGGCGCAGCCAGAATAAGTTGGAAAAAGAAATGATGTGTCCTCGATGCGGTAGCGAAAAACAAGTTCATGTCCACGGCCACACACAGTGTGGCTTCTGCCATTTAGTAGTAGAAGAGTGTTGCCAAGGAGAAGTCTGTGAGGTTGCCCCGCCTTTGCCTAGCGGCACGGCGGAGTGCTCATGCGGAGGTATTGGTGAGTGCCAATGTTAAAAACACTAAAACTATTAATCACTGACCAATACTTTCTTCAAGAGTCGTTAGCAAAATTCTTCCGCGACAAATTCAAAGCTAACTGCACCATCGGCGACCACCCATTCTTCGACAAGATGAGCTTGCCCGCAACGCCAGACTTGGAAGCAAACTTCCCAGACATCCGTGAAGAAGCAATAGAAGTTCTCAAGCGGTATGACGAGATCACTCCGTTCCAACAGATAAGCCCAGACCAAAACTGTTTGTCAAACGATGACCGCTGGAAAATGTTTTTCCTCAAGGCCACGAACATTCGTTTCGAGAAGAACTTAGCCATGATGCCAAAGACTGCGTCTGTACTAGACCGCAATCCAGAAATCTGCTCCGCTTACCTCTCCATCCTTGGCCCTCAAAAACACTTGCCCCCACACTGCGGCCCGTGGGCTGGCATACTCCGCGCACACCTTGGCCTCATCATCCCAGACACAGAGCGTTGTTTCATTCGTGTAGCAAATCAAAACTACCACTGGAAAAACGGTGAGGTCGTTTACTTCGATGACACATATGAGCATGAAGCCTTCAATAACACAGACGAAATTCGCGTTGTCCTATTCATGGACATCTTCAGACCCATGCGGTTTCCTTACAACGTGCTAAACAATTTCCTTCTCTTCATTGCTCGTCACTTGCCTTACGTCAAGGTTCCCCTCCAACGTCACAGAGAGTGGGAAAAAACATTCCACAAAGACTCCAATGAACTGCACAAAGTGTAATGGAAAGACCAAGGTCTACAACTCCAGACCTAGCGGCGACAACACAATCCGAAGAAACAGGGAGTGCCTCACCTGCTCATATCGTGAAGCATCAGTTGAGACTTGGGTATCGCAGACGCAAACAGCGAAGCCAAAGGAAGCACCAAAACCCAAACTGGTTCAGAACTCAAACCCTAAGAAAAAGAAAAGAACTGCACCGTCTAAACAAGCGATCACCTTTGCGGATACCGCTCTTCTGACAGACGAACAAGTCGAAGAACTAATGTTCAGCGAGCGCATACGCTTCGATGAAGATGAGCTGTAGGACGACTGAAACCACCCACATTTGGTAGGTTACGGTATGGAACCAATCACAATACTCATGTCCAGTTACTCAGCAATCAAAGCTGGGGTCACGGCTGGAAAAGAAATTCATTCATTGGCCAAGCACATTGGCTCGATGTTCGATGCCATTGATGACATCCGCAATGACCACAACAAGGCCAAAAGCAATCCACTTCGCTCGGCTAACGAAGAAGCGATGGAAACTTTTATTGCAAAGAAAAAAGCCGAAGACCTTGAGCACAATCTCAGACAGATAGTGATAGCGACCCGTGGCTATAATGGCTGGAGCGAACTCCAGAAGCTACGCGCAGACATAAGAAACCAACGCGCAGAAGATTTGAAAAAAAGAAAAAAAGCGAGAGCCGAAACCATAGAAAATCTTTGGACGGCTGTCGCTATACTTTTAGGAATTACTATCTTGGGGGGAGTCATCTTCGGTGGTCTCTGGTTCGCTCGTCAGCGCGGCATCGTCTGACTTACTCCGCTCTGCAACATTAACTACAGCCCTCGTAACCCAACCAGTATCATCCAAAGATTTCCTCAAGACATTCATGGTCGTCACCGCACCTTGCGCCTCAGTCACGGCATCTGTGAAGCCGATCTCCGAGCCTACAATCTTGTCGTCTTCTTCAAGTAAAAACAACTCAGCGACCTTAATAACTTTCAATGCCATTGGTTTGATCCTTCTTCAAAATTGACAGGGTCATACATGTTTACGACAAGGTCAATAATCCCTTCCAGTTCAGCCCAAACAACACCGTCTTGGTCAGCCGCATCCTGTCTTCGCAACAGACACTCAAGAACCATTTTCCTAACTTCCATTATTTCTTTTATATCGTTGTCGCTCAAGGTTAAGTCCTCACCTGTGTCTGATACTATCTCTATTCCCTTGTAAGTCATTTCTATAACTCTTTCGTGTTAAAACGGTAAACTAAGGGTGTCATCTGTGCAATACAAAAAGACACCCAACGAAGATCAGAATCACTTGATTCGTGTCAGGAACGTGTCAGCAGACACCTCTAAGAGACCAGATGAACTGCTAACACTAACCTGTTGGCGTGTAATTTCTTTTGATTGGTGTGTGAATGACATCGAAAGTTGTCAATTTTACCCTTACCAAGGGGTTAAAAGGGCTTTCGTGTCAGACTGCCAACCTGTCATAACCTCCTGTCTTTCTTCTATTTAATAGGACTTTCGCGCTTGCGAAACTTATGCCGCGTGTCACAGACGTGTCAACAGACCCAAGGAGTTCTACCGTACTCTTTAGCGCGTCTGGCGCAAGATGCGCGTAACGCATGACCATCGCAATAGTCGAGTGACCCAGCAACTTCTGAACAGCTTTAAGGCTTGCACCTTTCTGCACCAAGAGGCTTGCATAGGTATGTCGACAATCATGCGGATGGAAGTTATCTCCATCCTCAATCCAGTTCTTTACACCTGCATCCTCACAACCCACATGCCAGAAACTATAGAAGTTAGTTCTTTCCCAAGCCGTGCCTGTGTAAGTAGGAAAGACAACTCCAGTTCCACGCGCACCCATCGCATCCAAAGCAATCTTGGGCAGTGGGATACGCCTAACATGTCGCTTCTTCAGCCTGCCTTTGTAGCTGATAACTTCAGCAACAATAGTGCCATCAGCTTCCGTCTGTACCTGACGCCACTGCAATGACAGCATCTCACCAATACGCATACCAGTGTAGAACAGTACCACTACCATATCCCTGATACGATCAGGCATGTACTCTATCAGTTCATCCCTCTGATCTTCGGTAAGATAGACAGTCCGCTTGTCATCATACACTGGCTTCACCACAGTAAACTCTGGGTACGCCAGCCCATGACCTTTGGCATGAGACTGGATAGCCGAGAAGGTCTGCAACCTTCTCGCCACTGCATTGGCAGCCAACGGCTTCTTCTTCGCTGGCATCTGCGACCACTCAACCACCTCAAGCAAACTGAGACGGCTAAAGTTTTTCTCTCCAAGACTTTTGGCTAACAGACTTCCATTGGATTGATCTGTCTTCCCAGGCTTTGAGGGTCTGTTCAGAAACGCATTGACCGCATACCCGACACTATTCTTGTCTTTGTTCTTCGACATTGTGTTCGGCTTCAAGTCGCCGTTCAATGCCTTGTGAAGTATGCGTCCCATCTCGTCTGTTGCCAGCACCTTCTGATGCTTGCGAAAACCAGTGCTTGTTCTGATCCTGACCCTGTTACCATCCTTGTCGGTCACAGTTCCAATGACATGCCAAAACCCGTCTCGCTCTTTTAGATTAATCGGCATCGTCTCCCCCTATCTTCTCGTATAAGTGCCGCCAAGGACACTCGACGCTATCATCGAACTCGACATGCCAAGACTTCGGCAATCCACCAGTCAATACTCGGTAGGCATCGTCGTCGATTGTCTCGTACTGTCGAGCCATTCGCGCCATAATCTCGCCACGTTTATTAACACCCAGCTTCTTTGCTATCCCCCTGACATGAACCTTCGCGGTGTTCTGGCTGACGCCCATCCGCTTGGCTATCTCAATATTACTCTGGCCATGCAACAACATTTGCAATGCCGCATGTTGCTTGGGTGTAAACCTATGTAGGTCATCCCAGACTCCAGCTTCGACATCTTCTGCATGACTTGCTTTGACCTGCGCTCTAACCGCTTGTGCGGCCATTAACTGGTCTATCTTAAATTCTATCCGATCTAACTGCGCGTTCATGGTCTCCTCCAAAACTTTCTCCAAACCATCTTGTTGCACTTTCAACCCCTTTTGAATGGGCTTTTGAGCTGACATAAATAACTTTACCTTCCGAAAAAAGTCTTTGAGGGGGAGCGCAAATCCAATCTGCATCACCAAATACTTTTGTGTAAGTTGGTTTACCATCGTAAATATTATTAATGCTCATAAGAATAACTCCCTTTCTTTTGACGTGCCTCACCATGAGGCGAATTGCATCGCAAGCGAAAACCATTTTCGCATGTCGAACTTATGGTGCTGTCAGAGAGGATTGAACTCTCGGCCTCGTCCTTACCAAGGACGCGCTCTACCACTGAGCTATGACAGCACATGTATTGTATCTAATACACCAGATGAACTATGTCAACCGCCATCAGGAAAATAATTTCTCTATGCGGAAACATAAGTCTTTGAAGTTATCTGTCTCAAAGATCATCGAGCCGTTGATGTCTACAGACACGCCCTCGTTCTCGACCACCGACTTTCCAGTGCCATCCACATGACACAGCATATAGTGCTTAGTCTTACGGAAACCCACAATATAGTAGCTATTATCAGGCGTATCTTTCAAGACGTCATCAACCCAAGTCCCAGCGATCTGCATCACGCCTTTCTCCTTGGAATCAAACCCAGTCACAGACTTAACCCAATATAGTTTCTTGGATTTTCCAAACCTACGCTTCTTTGGTGGGTGTGACACCTTGGTACTGGCCTTCACTCTATCGGCCACACCATCCAGATTGTCTTTCATGGCCAGCGCACTCAACTCGAACATCAAGTCTGTCTTCTCAGCCTTACTCATGGCCTTGTACATACCAACAACTGTTTCAACTACACTCATCACACGCCTCCCACATAAATGGCCTTCCGGCCTTTCCGATACTCACTCAACGGCATCACCAATTCTTCTGGCTCCTCGTCTGGTTCCATGCCGCTCTCGATTTGATTGCGTCTCAAGTCTGCAAAGACATTATCAATCTCTGCTTGAGCCTCTGCTTCGGTAGCAAAGACTTCGACGTCACCAGACGCTCCACCCCACGCTTGCCACCCTTCACACATGGTGTCGTATACAACTACATAAGCCATTACACATCTCCTTCCATTTCAGAAACATCTTCCAGCGTCCAGTCGTGTCCTCTATCAACTTGAACCCAATCAACAGTCCCATCACCGCCTGAGTCAGCGGCTAGTTGCCATGCCTCGGCTTCGTTACGAGCCTCGACAACAGCCTCATATCCCACATCCATTGTGGCTTTTACTTTGAACTTAGGCATCACTCATCTCCCTCATCTAACTTGACCTTGATGTTGGCATCGGTGTGTATCATACGATTTTTGGGTACGATCCTTACGTCTGCGTCATAGAAAAAGTTGGACAAAGACCTATCAAGGTCTTGGCACTTATCATCCAGCGCACGATTAACTTGCCGCTCTACATTTTCGTACAACACCAGCTTCATCTGCTCCATGTCCACTGGCCTCCGATCAATCTGCTTCTTGTGTTCTTCTAAAGCAGTAGCAATGTCACTGAGTCTGGCCCTAACGTCTGCCATCTGGTCGTGATACGTCACCATGAAGTGCTGCAAAGTACGCCGCACCTCCTTAATCTCAGCTTGCATATCAGCCCTTGCATGAGCCGCGTTCATTGTAAGTTTCTCAGTCATCACTCATCTCCCTCCCATTCATCCTTGGGCATGATGGATGTCTCGCCATCACAGTCGTGACACCACTTGTCCACGCCGCCCTCTTCATCACCATCGAACCAGCACCTCTGCCAGTTCGCCCAGAATTTGTTGGTGTGCCAACGCTCACCGCCACACTTCACACAGACGTACGGCTCTGCCTCGAAGACCCAAGCGTGTTCAGCCATTGTCAGCCTCCTTCACAGCAACGAACCGACGACGACCAGACTCGTCAATGTGAGCCAGCTTCGTCTGCATGAACTCACCAAGCAGACGTCGCAACTCAGCACTGTCTGAAGCACCGTGCTTGTACACAAACCCAGCACCCTCAAGCACATCGCCCATGTACCTGCCCACCGTATGCACAACCTCATCGAACTGATCTGGCGTGAACACTGCATCAATCTGCTCAAGCACTGGCATCTTGCTCAACACACTCAGCTTGATGTCAATCACAGACTTGCTTGCCGCAGACGGTGTTTGCGCCGACGGCTGCATTTGCCTATACTGTTCTCGTGAGGTTGATGGCCACGTCTTGGTTGTTGACTTGGCAGACGCACGTTTTGCTGTGGTTGGTTGAACGTGCGTCTGTCTCCTATCGAGGAAGGCCGGAATATCCGGCACTTCACTCTTCTTCTTCACTCCATATGCTTCCAATGACTTGCTTGTAATCGAGTCTACGATTTTCTTTGCGTCTGACATGTATGTCTCCTATGCCGCATGGGTTTGTTTGGTACGAAAGAACCCAGAATACTCTGGGTTCTTGTAGTGAAAGTATCGGGCGTAATAAGCCCTGTGATTGTTCGACAACTTGAACTCACCACCAGTCTCAATCTCCGTGTGCCATCTGATGCGCTCGAAGATTGCATTGGCTGAGTAATTGGAGTATCCACGTCCGATAACATCGAACGTGAACTCCTCGAACAACTCGTAAACGTGGGGGTTCTCATTGTGGAACTCCCACCACTTGCGCTTTAGTCCGTCAGTCATACAAGCCACCCGAACAGCCGCTTCCACAATGACGGTGTCTCCACTACTGGCTGTGACATTGGCACGTCTGCAACCAACGGCTTGACCTTCGGCGGACGACCACGACGCTTACCGTTGGCTGTCAGCTTTGACTCTTTGACCACTGTCAGCTTTGTCTTTGGCGGACGACCCAAACGCTTGCCATTCTTGGATAGGCTTGGCTTCTTTGCTACTGAACTCATTTTCAATCTCCATACATATGCGACGAACCTCGTCGCGGTTGGTGGAACGAACACCTCGTTCCTTCACACGGCGACCCACAGCTAACCAAAAGCTGTAGTGCCACCCCCTTCTTGGCCACAGCACACGCCAATGCGTATGAACCATGACCGTGCTGGGTCTGGTTGGCCGCCTCACTCACGAGACCGCCATCAATTTTGAGTTATCAATCTGGAAACGCTCACCCAACAGGATGCGGCTCAACTGATCCATCGCTGAACCAGCCAAGTCATCAACACTGCTGACCACTGCATACTTCGGGTAGAAATACTCCACTGCATCTGTAAGGATGCCGATACCAACAAGGTCTGTGCCGTCCTTGCTGATCTTCTCAGTCACCTGACGCAGGTACTCGTCTTGACTATGACCATTAAAGGCTGGCTGTCCCGCACTCAGAACCATCATCACCTTGCGCTTCTCAGGACGCACCGCCAGACGCTCATATGCCTGTTCGACACACTCGCCATCCGAGTTACAGCCCCCAACACACCCAGAGATTGATGCCATCGCACCCTTGGCCTCGAACAAACGCTCGTGAAACGCCTTGAAGACCCACATATCAATCGGGTCTTTGCGAGCGTATAGGTGATTGTCTTGCGTAGCGTGATGCACCTCATGTGGCATTGGCCGCACGTTGTTGAAGCCCAGCACCTCGTAGGCAACACCAGTCTTGTCAACTGCTTCAGCAATCGCCATCGCACACTGCTGTGCAACCCAAGCTTTGCTTCCACCCATAGAGCCAGACAAGTCGACCAACACAGTGAACGCAGTGTCAATCTCACGTCTGTCCTCTCGCTCCTTGAACACATTGCGACTGCCATTGAACGCACCGACTAGACGCTTGCTGTCCAGCCGACCATCCTCTTTGCCGTAGTCCCAATCTCTCGCCATCTTGGCGGCCAAGGCACGTTCCAGCTTGCGACGCATGACGTTGACCTGACCATTCATCCTGCTCAAAGACCTGTCATAAGTACCCGCATCACTCAGACGAAGTTTGCGAGACAGGCGTGTCTTGCCCTTGCGAGTGTGCCATTCGTCATGTGCCGTACTTAGTGGCGTGTAACTGCCATGCGTGTTGCCAGCAATCCTCTCGTTACTGGCTATCTTGCCACGCACAATCTCGCCAACGTCAAAGTTCTTGTAGACATTGTCACCAGTCGCACCTGAGTCTGGCGCAACGGTGTCACTGCCTACGCTTGTTCCGTCTCCGTCTCCGTCTTCGGACTTATCTTCACCTTCAGACCCTGCGGATCGACCCCCAATATCTTCGCCGCTTCCATCATCGCTGGCCAAAGGTTGCGCTTCTTTCCCTCCGCAGTCGTCGTCAGGGTTATCACCAACTCCGTGTCCATCGCCATCACCTTCCCCTCCAGAGCCTTTGCTCGACCCAGCTCCGTCGCCTTCCTCTCGCTCGTCCTTATAATCTCCATCTCGTATCTCCTTCTCCACAATCTTGGCTAATGTGATGACGTCTGCTGTGTTCTTGCATCCGTCGAGTGCGGCAAGCCACAATGGCAACTGCCGCTGTATGTCATCGGGCAACAGGTCAATGCACTGCTGGTTGCTGTCGCCTCCGTAGTCCTTGCGTCCTTCCCATGTCAGAGCCACAGCAGTGATGAACACATCGTCTTGCAGACGTGGATCACCAGCCTTGATCTCATTCAGGAACTCCGAGTTGACCGCAGACGAAACAGCCTTGAGATTTTCGGCTGCGCCTGGGTACTCGTCCATGACACGACGCTCCAGCCAGACGTCTTCCAGTGCGTTGTGAACCGAACGCACCAGCTCGTTGCCATTGCTGGCTCGGACGAACTCTCCCAGTGCCTCGAAGTCTGTGTGCCTGACATGCCCAGCTTCGTGGTCAACGTAGCCACGCATGATGTCTGCATCTCCATCGCTCACGTCTGCGTTGTGATCCAGCGTGGGCAGGATGATAGTTCCCCCATCAGTCGCCGCACCATCACCTTGGAACACGACGCGAACGTCGTGCTTGCGTCCGAAGACAGTTGAAGTCTTGCCAATCTCGTGGCTGAACAATTTACCTTTCATGCTTGCCTCCTATTTGAATGTGCGGTTTGAGATGCCCTTGAGTACGGCTTTGTCTTGCATCGACGCCGAACCAAGGATTGTCATTTCGAGTGCGTCTTTCATGGCCTTCTTGTCGTCATCCATGAATGACTGGAACGCCACGAACGCTTGGGCAAACGCCAAGAATGTCCTCGGCGAGATGGGTTGCAGTACCTTGCTGGACGTGAACGCTTCGAGATGCTCGGTGATGTACTTGCAAATCTGGTCAAGCACGTCTGGCTTGATGCTCGGTTGCTCGGACTTGATGAGGTCACGACGTTGCTTGTCGGTCATGTAGTCGACCTCAATCCACACCTTGAACCTGTTCAAGAACGCCATCGACTGCACTCTCGCACCCTGATACATCCCGAACTCGTCACCCTGACCAACCGTGTTGCCTGTGGCAAAGGCACGATAAGCTGGGTGAGGCATGACCAAACGGCCACCGTCCTCGGCAAGCACAAGGCCACCACCCTCGAACTTGCGCTGCATCACATACGCAATGTCTGGCCGCATGAAGTCAGCCTCGTCATAGCAAGCAATGCAGGGGTTCTTGAGCATCTGAGGCAACACACCCTCGACAAACTTGGATGTAGTCGTGCCACCCTCGTTGACCAGCACGTCACGACCAAGCAGGTCTGAACGGCTGACCTCGCTGTCGAAGTTGATACGCATGAACGGATACATTGTCCGAGCCGCAATCTGCTCAAGCAAGGTCGTCTTGCCTGTGCCTGTGTGACCATGCAACCACGCTGGCTGATTGCTGATGATTGCATACAATGCTCGCATCAGTATCTTTGGCCGAAAGATGTAGTTGGCATCGACTGCTGGCACGAGAGGATGCGGTGCGTCCCAATCCCACGTCGGTATCTTGAACCCGAAGTTCTTGCGTTCCTTGCCTGTAATGCCGAAGACGTCAGCCGCAACCTTCAAGACAATCTTGCCTGATGGATACTTGCCATCCGCCACTACAGGAACCGCTGATGAGACCATCATCGCACTGTTGGCCTCGGCTGTAGCAACTGCCTTGGCGATCTTGTCAGACGCCTCGTTCAGTTCCGTAATCATGGACGTAATGTCTGGCAAGCCAGCACTGTTCAGCGCAAGGTCGATCAGACCCTTCTGCGCGTCTGAGGGCATAGCGTATGCGGCATACGAAGGGTCTTCTGGTATTTCCTCATCATCATCGTCATTCATGTGATCCACCATGTAACGACACGCTTCTTTCACATGGCCGTGTAAGTCAGGATAGTGAGACGGCTCTGAATGTTCAGAACGGATGGCAATCATGTCCGAGGTCGCCTTGATTTTGTCATCAAACGAAGAGCCGAACAGCCTACGCATGGTGTCGAACAATTCGTCACTGTCGTTGCTGAATGAGCCGAGGCAGTGGTCATGTATGTCGACCATGTCCTGCAAACCAAACTGGCCTTCGAGAAACACAGGCT